TAAGAATCGATATTTTTATCGAGGTTATCGTCCTCAAGTATTGTTGTTAAGTTAGTAATGTATTTTATTATATATTATGTGCGGTACATCAATCGACAACATAACAGTGCTATTTTGTTGGGCGTCACCCCATTGCTAAATAACAATATGTACAATGACTATTTACGTAGCTGTCCATGGGACTTAGGTAATGCAGAACCTAAATTCCATGCGTTAATCACACGCAAACAACTATTTTTAGCTTATCCAACGTATAGTTACGGTGGCCCAAGGTACAAAGCCCCCAAGGCGGGCTATAGAAGTCGACCTAAATGTCGAACTTCTCACGGTACCAAGCGACACGATCATCATAACTCATGATCGGTCCCACATAACCCTGAATTCCAGAGTCACGCGCAACTTGCTCAAGCTGAGCAACACGCTCGGTGTAGACCTCTCGGCCAAATTCAAAGTACTTCAATGCTACATTCTGAATTGCTTCAGCACTTGACTGTTCCATAGATAATATCTTAGATTTCAAATGCGTATGTAACATTTTAGCAATAGAATCTTCCTCAACAGGTGACCTGTAGAGGCCCAATTCATCATCCCAAACTGCGAAATGTTTCAAAAAAGAAGCATGACTTAAATTGATGAAGGGAACAGATTCGGCATCCTTATCCGCCATAGTATACTTGATACTGACTTTAGCGAGTTGATCAGCAATAGCGGTGTGGTTATATTCATCATAACCTTTTGCCACAGTCATAATGTTATCATCACCATAAGTCATAGCTGACACTTTCGTGTTAAAAAGCGGTACTTTCCACCACCCCTTCTCTTTGGCTATGGCATACCAACAATAACGTAGATACAAAGAATTCACAAAACTATTAACAACCACTGTTAAAGGGTGTCCTGAAGGATTTGAACCCATAAACTGAACTAAGGTCCCAAAATAGTCATAAGTGGGATAAGATATCTCAGTAGCAATGCCGCGCATAATAAAGAGATCTTCCGTGTCATAATTTCCACTCTTTTCTGCTAACTTAATCATCAGTTTAAAAGCAGCAAGCATAAATTGGGGACTCATTCGACCATCAAACTTGGCATAATCGCCAGCGATGGCACGGTCCCAACCATGCTTTCCAATATGTTCAAATAGCTCTGTCCACTCAGGAGACTGAACGACAGTTCCAACAGCACACTCAGTAGCTATTTTGTTGCGCTGCACCAAAGCAGCAATAGAGAGGAAATATTTACGAACAAGCATCACAAAAGCCATATTTGCGGCAGCAAACACACGCACTTTGTCTTTGCTCAATTTCGTGGGTTCGTCCTTCAACGAGGCCTTGAAAACAGTGTTGATAGACTCACCAGTCAGCAACTTAGTTTCCATTTTAGACAATTCTTCAAGGACTATAGGATCAAGGTCACGGGGGCAGGAAATGCCTTCAACAAAACGGTCAGATTTTTCAACAAATTGCGTTTTAGGCCCCTTTCCAGGGAAACCTACAGACGACGAAAAATTCATTGCGTTAAATCCCAAAGCCCCATCAATTCCTGCAAGGTTCGCATCATTATTAATTTTACCAACCTTGGCAAGTTCTGAGGCGGGAATTTGTTGCAAGCTGAGATCATAATCGATAACAGCTTTATTCAGAATTTCTGAATCGAATTCTGTAGCAGTATCAATTTTACCACTCATGTCTAACTCCTTATGCCGCTGAGCCCCCATCTCTTTAGGGGGACCATGCTTCTTCTCAATTCCCATAATGTCCACTACAGAAGATGAAATGAGAGAAGTAACTACAGCGCTTTTAGGAGTCGCACGACTTATGCCACTGTGTCCTCCATGAACACGAATCTTGGCGTCAATATCAAGATTGTTTGTAATACATTTGTCATGAGGTCGAGTTAATGGACCAAATTCCATACCCATACATTGCGTCTCCATGGGGGCAGCGGAGTGAGAAACTAGTACACAAGGTCTTTCATCTAATTTGGCAATAGTTTCCAATAAAATTTTCCTAGTTAATAAACCAGCAGCTCCCGTTGTGCCTCTGCCGGCTAAATGGTGCGCGGCAATAAAAGGCATTCCTTTGACATTGCCGATCAATGGGGCCATACACAAACCACCGAAAGTGTCAACAGGGAAACTGTAATTGTAACCTTGAAAAACACCCCCTCGGGTCGTGAAAACTCTACCACGAGTAGCTGTCATATGTGGAAACTTCACCAACTTTCCATCCTTATTGTAGATGGTAAAAACATCTAATTTTTTACCTTCATCAATATCTTTAGGATAGTAATCTATAATATTTCGATGTAACCCGGCTCCCGGGCAATACCATACTGCGAAATCAGTCCCAGGAATTTGTAGTGCAACCTTATTATCAAGAGGCATATTCTTGAAAGTATGACCACCAACTTTAGTTAAAGTTACGAACTCAGTTTTCGATTTAACCATGTGATTGGGTATTAAAGAATATTACTCTTCAAAGGCATAACATTACAAAATTCACCACACTTTTTATCGACGATCATTAACTTATTACCGATTAAGCTAGTGAAATTTTCCATAGTTATGGTACGTGATTTCTCGCTAACGCCAGCATCTCCGA